TGGCATCTTGCATTTGAGATCGCACAGTACATCACCACCATAAAAGTCTCTGAACATCATTATCCGCACATCAAGTTCTGGAACAGAGTGCCAAGTTACATGCTCTCCGTTCACGGTGTTCAGTCCGTGTTTGTTTTGCCACGCCTTCAAGCCTTCAAGAGCGTTGGCTAACATATCAGGCAAGTGTTCTCTAAAAGCCTCATGTTCCTCTCTGTCTTTGCCCTCATCCCAATCTCTTGGGACATACTCATCAAAGTCTGACATCATGTGCCGAGTGGCTTCAGCAACTGGCATACCGTCTTGCTTGCCCTTATCAGGGTCAAAGTTTTCCAACCCTTCAACGCGGCGCACACCCATCTCAACCGTTCGTCCTGTAAGCATAGCTGCGTTGTCTGGGAACTGTATTCCGTGTTGCGATCTAAGCCACAACTTGAAAATCATTTCATACTTTGGTGACGTTGCGCCACTCGCGCTATCGTGTTTGTAAATATCCATGCTTGACCTCATTGCTAGTTGTGTTACCGTAACGTAATGTCTACAATCGGTCAACATGCAAAGTTGAGAAAAATTATGACACTGAAAGAATATATACAAATCAACAAGATAAGCCAAGCTAGGTTTGCTAGGCGTTGTGGTATATCACGATCAGCCATCAATCATTTTATAGCTGGCAGACGGTATCCAAACCCGGAAACAATGCGTAGGATTCTATTGGCTAGTAATGGTGAGGTAAAGCCGAATGACTTTTTTGACGAGACAATGTTACAGATGCAGCGGTAAAGGTTTCCGTTACGTCAAAGATTGGTTTGATCCTACTGATGTAGTCCCAGAAGACTGTGACTTGTGCAATGGAACTGGCAAGCTGCCACCAGAAACTGAGCAAGGTGATGGCAGACTAGCTCGACTAGCTGCGGCTGATTTATGCTTGCGGTGCGAGACTTTTTTGGATGGCAACCTGACTTGCCCGGTTTGTAAGATGGTGTATGGAAGCCGCCATGAGTAGACAAAAAGATGATTTTTACCCAACGCCATTAGTAGCTATTGAAGCATTGCTTGACCATGAAAGCTTTGATGGTGACATCTGGGAACCAGCTTGCGGCGATGGTGCTATCTCTGCGCCTGTCTCTCTATACCACAACGTCATCAGCACTGATCTTAACGACTATGGTTTTGGCAAATCTGGTATTGACTTTCTCATGGAGCAAAATCTTGCAGCTTCCAACATTATTACCAACCCACCATACAAGTTGGCTCAACAGTTCATACAAAAGGCTATTGATCTGGGTGCAAAGAAGCATTGCTGGTTGTTGCGCCTATCATTCTTGGAAGGCCAGCAACGCCGTGTCTCTCTCTTTGACAATCATAGGCCAACTAGGGTTTGGGTGTTCTCTCAACGGCTAACAATCTGGCGCGGCGATGAAGAGCCAAACGGTAATGGCACAACTGCTTACGGCTGGTTTGTTTGGGAAGGCAACGCAACAGAAACAAGGATTGATTGGCTATGACCGACAGTAGACAGAAAGGCGCAGCGTTTGAGCGTCAGATTGTAAACTATATCAAAGACCATCTTGGCGAATCATTGCCGGAGTTGCCAAAGCGCAACCTCTCTCAATACCAAGTTAAGGGTGAGGCTGACATTTTAATTCCCGGCTACAGCATCGAGTGCAAGGCTTATGCCTCTGGCAGTAGCTACAAACAGGCATGGTGGGAACAAGCCTGTGCGGCATCCGGCGATAGGTTCCCGGTCTTGATATACAAGTTTAACAACCGTCCAATTCGTTGTGTCATACAGCTTATGGCTATCTGCCGTGATTTCTCTTATGACCCACGGCTTGTGACAGAAATGTCACTTCCAACTTGGGTTCAAGTGGTGCGTGAAAGTTATGGGGTTGACAAGAAAAACTGACTCGATAAAATCGAGCTTGCGAGTTTAGGCGCAATGCTTAGTAATGCATTACCGGGGCAAACCGAATTGCCTAACAAAACAATCCATTTGTAAATAAAAAAAAGCATAGCCAAGTGTAAAGGCTATGCTTCAAAGATATTGCCACGCGGCATTGCTAGTTTTTCAGTCTCAAACACTCGACACAGTTGCCATTCCTGACAAGCCGATTGGCGACATGTCCATTGCTACACTCATTGCCTGTAAAGAAATGCGGCAAGCCATTGAGTCGTGCCGTTTCTCTTGTGATGCGTCTGTTGCCATAAACGTCATGGCTAACTAGGCGCAAAGCCTTTCTCAATTCAGCATATGTTGGCACGTTATCCATTGAGCTTGCCCTCTCTCTTGATCATGTCGTTTCTCTTCAAGCAGTTGTGCAGCTTGGTAACTGTGTCTGGCACATGAGTCGCGCCAGTCTCATAGTTGATGATGGTGCGTCTTGTGACGCCTAGCCTCTCTGCCATCTTTTGCTGGCTGATGCCTAATTGTAAACGTTCAAGCTTGATTTTTTTTGCATCCATGATATTGTCCTCTCTGCATGTTGATTGTTTTCATGTCTTGTTGATTTTGCTAGTTGACGAGTGAGAGCCGCCATAGCGCAATGCTTTGGCGGTTTCTCTTTTGCCTTCTCTCTTTACCACCTAACAACCCAATCAATCGCATAGTTTTGTGTTTTTGGTGTTTTCGTATTCATGTCTAGCATCCTTTCTCTTTTAACTAGTTGTGTAATTGCCAGCGATTTAAAGCGCACTGACTGGCTTTGTCATGTCCGGGCTAGGTATCCAGCCCGAACAAAGTTGATTTGCTTGTGCGGCTTTCTATGGCGTGATAGCGAAGAAAACAGTTATGCACCACCACAGCCCGATCATTACAGCATACGCGGCAACGATCATGCTTAGCAGCTTGGCAACTATTCGGGCCACGTTGTAATGCCGCCGGGTTGCTTTGCTGGCTTGGTCAATGTGAAGCTTCAAATATTTATTCATTGGCTTACCTTTCCAACACGCAAAACATGTTTTAATTGGTGTAGTTTGCGCGTTTCTGGTGGCTCTTGCTGCATTCTTAACTGGTAGGCATCACTCAACAAATCGCGTTGTCTCTTGCTATTTTCAGCGTAATAATATTTGGCTGTTGTTTCTAAATGCACAATTGATTTTATTATTTTATTGCTTGTCATTTTGTCGCCTTTCTCTTTTGCGGTATGTTTTTGAAGCCTAGTATCTTTTGCGCCTTTCTAGACACTGGCTTAATAAATTTTACGATATCCCCGGATTTGTTTTTATATACATACATTGGCTTGCCTTTCTCTTAATGGGTTAGGAATACAACGGGCTTAGAAGCTTGCCAGCATAGGCCACATGCGCCGCAATCCGACACAAGTGTTTCTTCGCCTTTCTTTGCAAGCTTGCCAGTCTCTTTGCTAATTTGCGTAGGGCATTTAAAAGCTTGTTTATCTTCAAGCAATTGCAATGCCCGGTCATCATCAGCCGACAATGCGCTAAATGAATCGGAATAAGAGCCGCTAAACCGCACCGCAAAACGGATGCCGCAAGCCATGCGAAGTGATAGAATGGCTTGACCTATTGCACGCTCTTTGTTGTCCGGTGCATCAAACTGATTAGCCGTGTATCCGTAACCATGCAAAGCCGGGAACATGCCAAGCCATTTTGCCCATTGCGCCACATATGACACGCTGAAAAAATCGCCTAATACATGCAAACGGACTAAAAAGCCTTCCGGATGTTTGGCTTGATAATAGGTTAAATCAGCTTCAATTTGCTTAATGAGTGATTCATCAGCTTGATAGCGTGTAGCGTTCATCATGTTATTGCCGTAGCAATCGCCCCAATGAATACAAGAGCTGGGGCATGTTGCACGTTCTTCCAATGTTAAAGTAAATATTGGAAAGCCTTCGAGCTTGCCGCGAGTCACTCTCTTGCCAAGCTTGATATTAGTGCTTTTCTTAATAGCACGCTCAGACTTTGCCATACCATCTGACACGGATTTGACGCGCAAGTTATGATAAACAGATTTGCCGGCCATTACGGCCTTTTGTGTTTTTGATAATTGTTCCATTGTGTTGACTCTTTGCTAGTTGATTAGTCGCGAATAGATGCTGCAATGTCATCCATGATTAAGCCCCCAATGCCGCTAACAGCATTTCATATTTTGACACGGTGTTTTTGTAGCCTTTAGCGCGGCATGATTCGAGACGCTCTTTAATTGCGCCAATGATGCCGATGCTTTTAAGCTTGTCGTTGGTTGTTATGATATAAGCGAATGGTTCGCCTTTAAGCTTAACGGTGGTAACATGCGATTGCTGTTTTACTATGATTGTTGGTTTCATTGTTTTGATTCCTCGTTTCCCTTGCTAGTTGATTATGCGTTTTTATAGTCCATGAAATTGAAAACAAAACCTAGTGCAGTCCAGACGATTGTAAAAGCCGCCATGAAACAAACGCCAAGGCCAATCCAGAATTGAATTGTTGAAGCTGCCCAGATCGACATAATGAGCAAACCGCCAAGGCCAAGGCCAACGCCGCAAATGAACAGCGTTGCAAATAAAACCATGAAGCGTTTTGCAATTGTTTTTGGATGTGCTTTAAACATTGTTTTGATTCCTTTTGCTAGTTGATAACCTTATTTGTTTTGATCAGAATGTCTGGACAGCCTTGTGCCATCCATTCTTTGTGACGCTTGTATGCAGCAATCTGAGCTGGTGTCGCTGGCTTCCACTCAACATCACCAGCATCATTGCTGTAGACTGCATCAAAAGAGCCGTCGGCCCATTCTATGCACTCAATGGTGTATTGCCAGTTTTCCATATCAATTCTCCCTTGTGGGGCGGGGCTGTTAAGCCGCCGCTTTTGCGCGTAAGACCAACGTATGATTTTCTAACTTTTCACAAATTTGGTCAGGGTCAATATTGGATGCTAATTCCAGTGTCTTCTCTGCAAAATGATATGTGGCTCCCAATTGGGTTTTAGCCGCAAACCGTTTACGCTTTCCGTCAGGCACAGCAACAATCTCTAACGTGTAATGGCTCCAAGCATTTGTCTCTACAGCCATACCATTTTTGTTAAACGTAACATTTCCTTGGGCATCTAGTTTTGCACACCTGCGAAGCTCTCTTACGATGTCACCGATTTTAAATTTGTTAGTCACTGGTCTTCCTCCTTCGTTGTTGAATTACCTTACATACCTAGTGCAAGACTTGCACATAGTCAATAGCACAATGTCATTTTTTTTTAATTATTTTCACATGGCTTCCAGCAACGAGGGTGCTGTGAGGGCGAAAAGTGACACGCTGCTCGACACCCCATCGCTGTGATCCAAGCTGGAAGCCAAACAGCATTTTGGGAAATCGGCGGAACGTTTCGTGAACATTGAACAGAACAAGAACAAACACGAGTTAGCTAAATGTAAAAAAGGTAGGGCGAAACACAGACAAGCAAACAAGCCGGTATATATAAGTGCAAGCTTTGCACCGTTTACTGTCAACGCGCGGCATGTTATTAGTAAAGAGTGTACAGCAAGAGCATTGATAGCTTGTCGTGGCTTTTTGTTGCGTGGCTTTGATTTGCTTTGTTGGATTCCCAAAACATGACCAGACAAAGCGCAATCAGTTTGTGCGCGGCATAGCTGTTGCATTGTTGCCAAGCCTGCAATAATATGGCTAGGGGGGGTGCTTATTGTTGCCATGCACCCGACACGCGCCACTTCCCTCTATACTGTGTTAAATGGTACGTTACAACACACAGCCGGAGATAACATGGCTAGGTTCACGAACTTCAAGAAAGACGGTATTGCTAGGCTGGTAGGCGATGGCTTTAGTTTGGTACAGGCTTGTGAAGAGGTTGGTATCAGTCGTAGTGCTGTATACAAGACTATGCGGCAGGACGAGGAGTTTGATGCTGCTATAAGAGAGGCGCAGCGTCAGAGTGCTGAGAAGGCTTTGGAAGAGTTAGATGGTTTGTATGATGATGCTCTTCATAAGCGTAAGGATTATGACCCGCATGTGTTGAGGGATTATGCCAGTCATGTTCGCTGGAAGGTTAGTAAGGTGATACCTGAGAGGTTTGGTGAGCAGAAGGCTAGGGCTGGTGTAGAGGTTACTGACGGTGCGGTAAAGATACTGTGGGAAAGTTGATACAACTGTGAAACAGGTACGCATCCCTTACAAGCCTAGAGAGTTACAGGCTGAGATGCACGATAGTGTCAGGCGTTGGAACGTGCTTGTGATGCACAGACGCTTTGGTAAGACAGTCTGGGCTGTAAATCATCTAATCAAACATTGTCTGACTTGTGAGTTGCCACGGCCTAGAGTTGCTTTCGTGGCTCCCACTTTTACACAAGCCAAGCGTATTGCGTGGGATTATGTGAAATATTATGCATCTGTGATCCCTGGTGTGAACTTTAATGAAACTGAGTTAAGAGTTGATTTCCCTAATGGCGGTAGACTGATGCTGTTGACTGCTGAGAACCCTGATAGCTTGCGCGGTATCTATCTTGATCTGTGTGTGTTCGATGAGTTTGGGATGCAGAACCCAAGGGTATGGGGGGAGGTTGTACGCCCAGCCCTATCCGACAGAGAGGGTGCGGCTGTATTTCTAGGCACTCCGGCAGGACATAATCATTTTTATGATTTATTAGAAACTGCCAAGTCTGAGACAGAGAATGGATCTGACCAATGGTACTGGAAGATAGTCAAAGCGTCTGAGAGTGGCTTGGTAAAAGAAGGCGAGTTAGAAGCTGCTCAATCGCAGATGACACTTGAACAGTATGAGCAAGAATATGAGTGTTCGTTTACAGCGGCTATCATTGGTGCTTATTATGGCAAACTACTATCAGATGCAGAAGATAACGGCAGGATAACCAGAGTGCCGTATGACCCAGCATACCCTGTGCATACTGCGTGGGATCTGGGGATAAATGATTCAACGGCTATCTGGTTTGCCCAGATATTTAGAAGTGGAGCAGTAAATGTTATTGACTACTATGAAAGCAGCGGTGTTGGCTTGGATCACTACGCTGAGATCCTACGTCAAAAAGATTACCACTGGGGAGAACACCTCGCCCCCCACGACATCGAAGTCAGGGAAATCGGGTCGGGAAAAAGCCGCCTCGAAACGGCGTTCAGCCTCGGCATCAGGTTCAAAGTCATCCCGAAAATGAAAGTAGCTGATGGTATCAACGCTGCTAGAGTGTTAATACCTAAATGCCACTTTGATCGTGATAAATGCGCTGAAGGCGTAGAAATGTTGAAACAGTATCGGCAGGAGTGGGATGAACGTAGAAAAATGTTTAGAGATCATCCGCGCCATGACTTCACATCTCATGCTGCGGATGCGTTTAGGTATCTGGCTATTGGGCTGGAGAATAGACAAGCTGCTGTTCGTCCACCGCAGAAAGTGGCAGTCAATGAATATAATCCCTTCACGATATGACAAAAGAAGACATAGAGGACATAATTTATCTAATAAGATCAAGTGATTATCATAACTGGTATAGCAAAGAAGATTTTATGGACATGATAAAAACGCCGTATAGTTTGCAGCAATATCTGATTGTAAGAGATGGGGTTAGGCCAATTTGTTTTGCGACATGGGCGTTTCCAAGTGCAGATAACATAAAAAACTATTTATTAGATCTAAGATTTCCTAAAGATGGATTTTATGGTGAGGGCAAAGATCCTTGGATAATTGATTTTGTATCCCTTGGCGGTAGGCGTAATACGACAATAGGTTTTAGAACTGTTAAAAGTATGTTACTAGAAAAAGGCTATAAAAGTTTTTTTTGGTTTAGGCCACAAACATCTAAGCTTGGATTTCATAGGTGGAGTTGATTATGGGTAGCATCATAAAAGTTGTTAAAGACACAGCAAAAGATCTGACCAAAGGGGTTGGTAACGTAATTGAGACAGTGGTTGAAAAGCCTATTAAAAAGATTGGTAAAGAGACTTTTGATACGTTGGCTGGCACTACAGATGAAGAACGCAGAGCAATGCTTAGTGGCGATGTAAATTTTCCAGAAGTTACGCCAGAGGTGACGCCAGAAGTTGTGCCTGATGATGATACACTGATGGGCAGAGGCACACGGCGCACAAGGGCCTTGAAGCGTTCTGGTGCGGCTGGGACGCTCATGGAAGGGTATGGGGCAACATATGCCACGCCTAGTCCTAAAGCACCAACAGGGAGTGCATAATGGGATTTCTGAAGCCAAAGGTTTATATACCGCCAGCCCCGCCCCCACCGCCACCACCAGCGCAAGCAAGCGATGAGGATACAGAACGCGCAGCGGCGTTGGCTGAAGAAGGTGTAAAACAGGCTAGAAAGAAAAAGGGTGCTGGCTCTACTATCGTTGCTGGCGCACTTGGCGAAGAACAGCAAAAGACTTCAGCAGGCGGCACACCAACTTTATTGGGGTAGATCATGCACATGAACAGCATCAAAGAATTAGTTAGTAGATATGATTATCTCAAAACCCAGCGCGACAACTGGAACAGCCACTATCAAGAGTTGGCTGATTACATGCTTCCAAGAAAAGCAGACGTTGTTAAAAGTCGCTCCAAGGGCGACAAGCGCATGGAACTTATCTTTGATGGTACAGCATTACAAGCTGTAGATCTTTTATCATCAAGTCTTCATGGTCTTCTGACCAGTGGGGCTGCCCCTTGGTTCCATCTTGATATGAAAGATGAAAACATAGGGCGTGATGATGATGTGCGTGAGTGGCTACAAGATACAAGCCAGAGGATGCTTAGAGGTTTTGACCAGTCAAACTTTGGCACTGAAGTACATGAGATGTATGTTGACCTTGTTGTATTTGGCACAGGTTGCATGTTTGTTGAGATGGAAGATAGTGCGTTACGTTTTAGCACTCGGCACATATCAGAGTTTTACATACAGGAAAATCAGTTTGGTATGGTTGATACGGTGTTTCGATCATACAAGTCTCCTGTGCGCCAAGTGGTTCAACGCTTTGGACTAGAAAACGTAACTGACTTTATTGTTAAGAAAAACCAAGACAAGCCTGATGAAGAAATAGAAATTTTGCATGTTGTTATCCCAAGAGAGGATAGGGATAAGACAAAGCTTGATAATAAGAACATGCCGTTTGCATCAATCTATATTGACATGCAGTCTACAGCAATGATTTCTGAGAGTGGTTTTCAAGAGTTCCCATACATTGTTCCACGATATTTGAAGGCAACTGGTGAAACAATGGGGCGTTCCCCTGCGATGGTTGCGTTGCCTGATGTCAAGATGTTGAACTTGATGTCTAAGACAATCATCCAAGCTGCTCAGAAACAAATAGATCCTCCCTTGCTTGTTCCTGATGATGGGTTCCTCTTGCCCATTAGAACGCAGCCGGGGGGATTGAACTTCTTTAGAAGCGGTAGCAGGGATACAATCACACCGCTAAACACAGGCGCAAACATACCAATCGGTATAAACATGGAAGAACAGCGCAGAGGTGCTATCAGATCCGCGTTCTTTGTTGACCAGCTTCTAACAGGCGGTGGCCCTAACATGACCGCTACAGAGATCTTGCAAAGGCGGGAAGAGCAGTTAAGAGTGATTGGCCCAGCCCTAGACAGGCTTAAAAATGAAATGCTGCGTCCGTTGATTGACCGTGTGTTTGCCTTGATGGTTCGCGCTGAATTGGTGCAAGAGCCACCAGAAATATTGCAAGGGCGTGATGTAGACATTGAATATATCTCACCACTTGCTCGCGCACAAAAGTCAAGCAGCCTCAACAGCACAATGAAGGCATTGGAAATACTAATGCCACTTGCTCAAATGCTTCCTGTCGGAGATCACATAGACCCAGATGGATTGGTTAGGCACGTTACTGAATCTCTTGGCGTTCCTAAAACAACTCTAAGATCTACTGCTGAAATACAGCAAACAAGACAGGCAAGGGCTGAAGCAGAGCAAGAGCAAGCAGCGGCTGCTCAAGAGTCACAAGATGTCCAAGACATAGCGCAGTTGGCTCAAGCTACTAGAATGGTAAGCAAGTGAACAAAGAAATAGAAAAGACAAAAGATCTTTATAGACAGACATTTAACACAGACAGTGGAAGTAAAGTCTTAACTGATCTGGAAGCTAGGTGTAACTATAAGACACTTAGCTATGTTGCTGGCGATGCTAACGCAACAGCATTTGAAGAAGGCAAGAGGGCCGTAATTCTTCATATCTACAACATGATGAGAGAGGAGTCGTAATGTCATTAGAAAACGCCGAACAGGTAGCCCAACCAGAGGCAACCCCTGCTCCAGCGATTGAAACGCCAGCAGAGGTAGCATCAGGCGGGTCTGGTAACGAGTTTTTGAACATGATACCAGAAGACTTGCGAGAGCATCCAAGTCTTTCACCTATCAAAGACGTACAAAATTTAGCTAGGTCATACGTCAACAGTCAGAAGCTGATTGGGGCTGACAAATTGCCACTACCGGCAAACCCAACAGACGAGGATCTTGACAGGATTGCTAACAGGTTGGGAAGGCCAGAGGCTGCATCAGGCTATGAGATAGCTGTAGATGGAAACGTCATCACAGAAGATGTGGCGCAAGATTTTGCAGAGATGGCTCATTCGCAAAGACTTACACCAGCGCAAGTAGACGGTGTTTTAAATTATTATAAAGACCGTGTGGAAGGAACTGTAAAAGCAGATGCAGATAAAAGACATCAATCACAGATAGATGCCACTAATCAACTCAAAGCAGAGTGGGGTTCTAACTACGACAAGAATGTAGAGTTGGCTATGGGGCTTGCAGAAGAGCTGTCTGACACTCAGGCCATCACAAGGATTGTTCTTGAAGATGGAACAAACTTGGGCGATCACCCTGAGTTTATTAAAGCGTTTGCAAAATTTGCTGGTTTCAAGCAATCTGTAACAAGTGAAGACACAGTTTCAGAAAGTCCACAAGTCAACCACATGACAAGGCAAACTGCACAAGCTGAGATAGATGCTATCATGCGTGGGCCTGATTACACTAACCGTAAAGACCCTGTAGCGCGTGATCGCGCCGTTCAGAGAGTGCAAGAGTTAATGAGCATTGTTCATGGTTGACGGTTTGACAACAAAAGAGATTAGGCTGGAATGTTTGCGACTAGCTGTTGAAAATGGTACAAGTCGTGATATGATACAGCCTCATCTACTCGCAGATAAATACTACGAGTGGGTGATGCAGGGTAGCGAGGATACTCGTCCTGCTGACAATCGGAAAGACGAAGGCCACAAGAAGGCCAAAAATTCTAGGAGTGTCCGCGCTGTCGGGTAGCAATCTGCAAATCAAATGTCATTTTGGTAAAAGGAGACAGAGATGTCTATTGATGTAACCACGGCATTTGTCCAGCAATATTCTGCTAACGTGCAGATGTTATCACAGCAAAAGGGTTCGCTCTTGCGTGATGCTGTTCGTGTAGAGAGTATGCAGGGCAAAAACGCCTTCTTTGATCAAGTGGGCAAGGCTACAGCGCAAAAGCGTACAACGCGCCACGCCGACACTCCACAGATCGACACACCCCATGCAAGACGCCGGGTGTCACTTGTTGACTATGAATATGCTGATTTGATTGACGAGCAAGACAAGGTTCGTATGCTCATTGATCCAACCTCTGCTTATGCACAAGCTGCTGCTTTTGCATTAGGCCGTGCGATGGATGATGAGATCATCTCAGCAGCTTTGGGTACAGCATTTACTGGTGAGACAGGCAGCACATCAACTGCGCTTCCTGCTGGTCAGCAAATTGCTGATGGTAGTGCAGATTTGACTGTTGCAAAACTAAGGACTGCTAAAAAGACCTTAGACTTGGCTTCAGTTGATCCGTCAATTCCACGCTATGTAGCTGTAGGCCCAGATCAGATTGAAGCATTGTTGGGTGATACAAGCGTAACATCTAGTGATTTCAATACTGTAAAGGCTCTAGTACAAGGTGAGGTCAATCA